AGCTCAGATACTGATAATAAAAATAACCCAGAAAACCAGAGCGGAAAAAGGGGAGGGCCTAAGACTAAGGAAAACTTAGAGAGCCTTACGGCAAATGAACTTGTCGATAACTTAAATTATGAAAAGCATCTTTCCAAACTAAAAAAGCAATACACAAACTCCAAAAAAGATGTATTAGAGCTTACGGAAAAGTACTTCGAAGATAACAAAAAGAAACACCCCAATTCCACGAAAGACATAACATCCTCACTTAAATCACTCGCACGATTAACTCTCAAAATGAGTGCTGACACCTTCAGTACTTCTTTCCAAGCAGGCAACGACACAGCTTTTAAAGATATAGCAGATGAAAAAGTGTCTAAAGCCACTCACGATTATGAAATCAAACAGGTAGAGGAATCTCATAAAAAATACTTCAATAAGCTGGCAGATGAAATGTCGGCCAAAATAGAAACAGCACTTAAAAACAACAATAAGAGTAAAGCTCTAAATAGAGTCAACAGGCTTTATGAGGCTTATGCTCATAGAATAGATTTCATTGCATTTACAGAAATGATGCATGCCTATAACTACGGATATGCTGTATCCGCAAGGGATTTAGGCAAAACAGAGTTGATAGTTAATTCTAGTGAAGACACTTGTGAATTATGTGGAGAAAAGAAAAAGATCAACTTAGAAGGCAGCAACTTATATGAAAGGGTGCCGCCATTCCACACCAATTGTCATTGCACTTTAGAAGATAAATAGAATATTTACTACCACAATGGGGAGGAGGTGTTAGATTGAGAAGATTACGTTTAAACGAATCATATAAATTAGAAGTATCCAAAGAAGAGAAAGAGAAAAGACTGGAATCGACTGAGGGTGTTTCTAAAAAAGGTGGTTCTGTCATTGCTAATCTCGCCGCGATTCATGCCGGCACTACAGCAAATTACACTGTTTACGGTGCCGATAAGTTGCGAGGAGATGAAGCAGAAGGCACCGGAGTAGCCTCATGGACTAATCCATACAACAAACCAGTACTTACTCACCACGATAAGCACTCAGACCCCATAGGTCGAGTAGAGAGCGCTTCTTATATGACAGCAGGAAGTAAGCCCTTTATCAAGCTTAAGGTAAAGATATCGGATGAAAGTGCCGCCGAGAAAGTTTTAGATGGCAGGTACGACACGGTAAGCATCGGCTCAGAAACTGATGCAGCTATCTGTAGCATTTGTGGTACAGACATAGTAGAAGAGGGTTTTTGTGGCCACTGGCGTGGAGAAACATACGAAGGAGAGACTGCTAAGTGGATACTTGGTGACTTATGGTTTAACGAAGTGAGTTATGTCAATGTTCCAGCTGACAAAGATGCAGGAACTCTTTCAAAAGAAAGATTACAAGAAAGCGCTGATTACAACATAGATACAGTAGAAAGTCTAGGAGATGGTACTGCAGTCCTCATTGTGGGCTCAGAAGAAACTGAAGAAAGCAAAAACAAAAAGAATACAGCTTCAGTTCAATACACCATAGAAGAAAGCAAGGAAGGAGATAACACATTGCCAGAAGGTAAAGAAAATGAAAAAACAGTTGCAGAGTTACAGGAGGAATTAGATTCCCTTCAAGAGAGTCATGACGAACTAGAGGAAAGTAACAAAGACCTCGAAGGAAAGTTAGAAACTCTCAAAGAAGAAAAACAGGATCTTGAAACAGAGAAAGAAAAGTTGATGGAAAATGTTGAAGAAAAAACAGACAAGCTCCACGATGCTCTATCACAAAGAATCGTTGATATGAGAACTGTATTGGGTAAACCAATGGAGGAAGAAAGAGACGATGAGGTAGAAAAGTACGCATCTAGAAGCTTTGAGTCATTAAACGACACCATGGGTGATTTAGTATTGGAATATAAAGATGCATTACCCGGACTGAGAGGTCAAATTGAAAAGGTAAATAATCCTGGAGCCGCAGTCAATGACGGGAAAGAACCAAATTCCTCAATTGAAGGTGTAGAGGAGAAAGATGACGATGAAGATGTAGAGATGACAGAAGAAGAGATCAACAAGAAAACAGAAGATGTATTAAAAAACTTATTCGGTGGAACTAACTAAAAATAACCCAAGGAGGTAATTAATAGATGCCACTTTTTGAACAGTATAATCAGGTACCAGATAGTCGTTCTAACACAAAATTAGTAGTTTCTGGCGGGGATTCCCCAGCAGAAGAATTTATAGTTGACCCAACATTAGAAGTTAAATTTAAACATGAATATGGTGGATGGGGCCAGCAAGAGGTTGTTATCGCAAAAGGACAGTTATGTGCGATTGGCGACCCAGTTAAAGACACAGTTACAGGTGAGTATCGTCCAACACTTACTATCGCGGACGGAACAAACCCAGTAATCGGTGTAGCTCCATACAACATTAGTAAGAATACAGACGATAGGTTTGACGGGAATCAGCCTTCAGTAATTACCAAAAATTACATTGAAGTACCTTATATTCCAGATAGCAAGTACTCATCTCAGGTACATTGGGGATTAGCAACAGGTAGCCTTGAACAAGGTGACTTTGTTAAGGCTAATGGCAATGGTAAATTTGAGAAATGGGAAGAAGGAACAGACTCCATTAGACAGATCGCAGGAACATTATGGGCTATTGAACAAAATATTCCACCTGCAGGATGGTTAAAGTGGGCGATGTTACCAGACGAAGTATTAAGACAGATGGAGAACCCAGGAGAAGCACCAGGACCAGAAGGGTATCCTTACGATCCTCAGTATGGCTGGCCTACAGAAGGTATGGAAGGACAGGACGCAACAGGTATTCCTGGACTTACAGATGCTTATAATCTATCTAAAGAAGATGTAGCAGCAGAAGAATTGGGAACAGTATCCGCTGGAACATTAGCTGGCACTAACTTTGTCTTCAAGACAGATCATACACCAGTAGTTGAAGGTACATTAGTACTGAAAGCAGACGGAGCACCAATCGACGCAGTTAACTACACAGTAAATGAAGAAAAAGGCGAAGTAACTTACACAGTAGAAAGTGATATCGGCGCGTCTGATGTAACAATCACAGCTGATTATACACATACCGAAGCTCAATGGGATAACACTGGTTTACCAACTGGTTGGGACTTCCAAGGAAGCACAGGAGCTGCAAGAATCTTACTACGCATGTAATTGATCATAAATAACAAAATTATAGATTAACAAAATAAATAATATATTGGAGAAAACTTCAAAGGAGGAAGAATAGTGCCAAAAGAATTAACCGAAGAACAGCAAAAAAAGCTTAATTTAATTGAGCGTTACCAAGATATGATGAACCCAGACTATAACTCACCTTCCAAGTTAAAGGAAGAGAGAATTTCCGTAAATGAAGCTCTATCTACACCAGATGCTTCCGTACTTATTCCTAGAGTGATTGTGGGTGAATTAAGAGAGTCCGCAGAACCTAATTATATTGCAAGCGAGTTCTTTGATCAGGTGCAATTAACAGAAGGTAGAAGCATGGTATTTCCTAGTGTGTCAGCGATTCGAGCGCATGATATAGCTGAAGGTCAGGAATATCCTCAAGAAAATCTCGATTTTAATCAGTACAAAAGTACTGAAATTCGCGTTGGTAAAGTTGGTCTACAGGTCAGCATTACCGATGAGATGATCGAAGATAGTCAGTGGGATACTATAGGTCTTCACATTCGCCACGCTGGACGGGCAATGGCTCGTTTCAAAGAGGAAAAGATTTACAATGAGTTTAAAAAGCACGGACACACATTATTTGATAATGATATCAGGGGTGAGCAGCCAGAAGCCGGTACTACAGGCTTAGGAAAAGATGGTAATCCAAACGATACTATGTCAGTAAATGACTTTATCGATATGGTATTAGCATTAATGGCTAATGGGTATGCAGCAACTGATATTTTAATGCACCCTTTAACATGGTCAATGTTTGCTAAGAATAATGCATTATCTAAGTTAGACTTAGCTGCTTTAGGTGGAGAAGGAAACGATGTAACTTTATCACCATCTATGGTACAGGGTCGTATCCCAATGAACTTAAATGTTAACTTAACACCATTTATGCCTATCGATAGAGAGAACAAGAAGTTTGATATGTATGTATTGGACCGTAATAACGTAGGTATTATGCTGGTCAAGGATCCACTCTCCACAGAGCGTTTTGACAATCCTCGGAGAGATATCCAATCAATTAAAGTTAAGGAAAGATATGGCATTGGATTACTGGACTCTGGAAAGGCCGTTGTGTCAGCGAAGAATATCGCACTTGACGAGACCTACGAGGAGCCACAGCTAGTAAGAAACGTATAATAAGCTCTCAATACTAAATAAAAGCTAGGAGGAGATTAAATGGCTAAAACAAGAGTCGGATTAGCTCCTGGTCGAGTTGCTTTTTATGACGAACTTACTGGTATACATTTAGGACTGCAGTCCCCTGTCGCGGAAGTGCCCGGGGACTCAGACTTAAAAGCTATTAAGTCGGGGTTAAGAGCGGGAACGCTCATAATGATAGAAGGCAATATTGAAGACCTAGAGCAAAAAGTGGAAGAGAAGGATGAAGATTCTAAAGCGGGCACCGAAAAAGAAGATGAAACAGAAGATGCCCCCACTGACGAGTCTAAAGAGGCAGAGAAAGATACCTCGGAAGGCTTTACAGAAAAAGAGTTGGAAGATCTAACTGTTCCAGACTTAAAGGACTTAGCAAGAGAAAAGGATTTAAGCGGCTATTCAAGTATGAAAAAGGACAGCCTAATTGCTTTAATTCTTGATTCATAAAAACAAAACAATGGGGTCTTGTAAAAGAGGCCCCATATATACATATAGGAAACGAGGAGGATTTAGATGGCTTTAAGACCGATTAACTCAAAGATGATCTTAGCAATTGAACCAAGAAAGATAGACTCAAATGTACCATTAGATACAGACATAAAGGTAACTTTTCAAAGAGATATGGATGTTAGTACCCTTAACACCTCCACGTTTCAGGTTGCTAAAAATAATGGTGAAACAATAGAAGGTCATATTAACTATGATGATAAAATTGCTTATTTTGTTCCAGAAGGTGAATTGGAACCAGACACTACCTATCAAGTAACACTTGTAGGCCAAAGTGATTTAGAAGAAAACGAAAAGGAACAAGGTATAAAAGACATATTAGATAACAGTCTTTATGGTAATTACACCTGGACTTTTACAACAGAAAATTCAAAGACCATTGATCCCCCACAACTTGAAGAACCTTACAACGAAAGTTACTTAACAGAAAATCCAATAGAATTCAGCTGGGAGAGACCAGAAGGCGCAGTAAGATTCGAATTACAGGTTGCAAGAGATAGAAACTTCAGAGCAGTAATCTGGCCTAAAAAAGATTCACATATATCCAAGGAGCACATAACTCCAGATGTAGAATTTGAAGATGGGCAGTATTACTGGAGGGTTAGATCTATTGATTCAAGAGAAAGACCCAGTAAGTGGAGTGAGATCTGGACTTTTTCGATAGATACTCTTAAAAAGGGAAAGGTTACAGAACACGACGCTGATGAACCAGAAGTAATAGAAAGCGGGTATGTTCCAGCAAGAGAGCTTGCTGACCAGTTCCCAGAAGAAAGCGACTCCAACCTTGATTTAAACCTAGGCGCGATCGTCATTAAGGTTCTTGGCGAGGTTGACCCAGAAGAAGTAAATGAAAACAATTTTAAGATAAATGGTAAGACAATAGGATACCGACAGGAAGATGAATCACACGGCAGAGTAGAAGGAACAATATCTGTTTTTTATAAGGATGGGCTCAGTCATATAATATTCCAACCAGAGCCGATCACGGAGTAAAGGAGGATCTAAATGGCAATTAATATACAAGGTGGCACCGAAGATCCAAAAAAAGTTTTGTTAGAATTTAAAGGCAATCAAGCCGAAATATCAGAAGATGGAGCCATTAAAGTTGACAGTACTCACACTATACAGGAAGTATCGGGTAGTGTTGATATAAATAGTCCTGTTGACATAAATGACCCAATTGAGACGAAAGAGCTCAATACAATAAGAAGTATAGAGTCAATGCCACCGGTTAAGATAGACGGTGCTCAAAACATAGTTAAAGCTGAGATAGATCAGCCCATTACTGTAAAACAAAATGATACGGTTTTATCAAGAATAGTTAATTCAAAAGTGCCGGTTGAAGGGGAAGTATCTGTAAGCAATATCCCGATACCACTTAATGCTGGTAAAGATGCTGTTAAGATTGATGGCAGTATTGATGTTAATAATCTGCCCGCAGTCCAGGAAGTTGATGGTACAGTAACTATCAAACAGGAAACTGGTGACAGATTAAAGGTTGACGCTAATATAGGTAACACCCCATTACCAGTGAGTACAGGTACAAACTCTCTGGATATAGATGGTGAGGTTAGATTAAAGCCAGGAGACGAGCTTATTGGTTCGGTTAATATAAACGGAAGACCTACTGTTGATGTTGGCAATCTCGCAAAAGATGCTAATGATCACCTTCAGGTGGATATAGTATCACAGCCTACTATTACTTTTGATGAAGTAAAAATAAATCCAGACTGGAATGGAGTAACAGTAACCAATTTTCCAGATATCCAAACAGTTAATCTTAAAGAAAATACCGTAAGACTCCCAACTTCAATACAGGAAAACTTAAAAAGTGTAACAGCAGAAGTTTCAAACATAGTAAAAGTAAAAGACCTTTCAGATAATAAGCATGTTGATGTAAATAACTGGCCGGCAGTACAGGATATAAGAGGAGAGGTTACACTACCAAGTGATATGGTGGATGACCTTAAAGTAGTACAGGTCGATAACTTCCCTGCAGTCCAGGATGTATCAATACCAGATGCTCACTTAGATTCTCTAGGTAGATGGATGGTTAAGGTAGATAAAATGC